CAAAAAAAATGTATGAAGATAAAATTAAAAAAATGGATATTGTGGATAGTACAAATTTAATTCCTACATTAATGGAAGTATCAAAACAAAAACAAGGTGATGTAAAATTAGATTGGATGAGTTGGTTAGAAATACCAGAAAGTAATTATTTATTTCAAATAAATGAAAGTTTAGCTAGAAAAGTATTTCAAGAAAATAATCTTTTAATAGATAAACTTAAATATAAAAAAGGAAGAGGTGGAGTCGCACCCGATGTTGAAAATTACAATATACAATTCGGTGGTGCTGAAGGAAATAGAGCGTTTGTAAGAACTAACTTTAATCCTGATACTTTTAGCCTTAATTTAGGATATACGGTTTCTTATTGGGTTAGACCAGATGAGGTAGGAGATATTATGTTTGCATTTGGTAGAAGACATAATAGTAATCAACGATTTTCATATGGTATCAATACATCAAAAGCAGTGTATGCCGGTTTTGGTTCAAAACAGATGAGGGCTACTTTTGTTACTATGGGAGCCACTACTAATCCAAATCTTTCTCATTTATTTAATGCTGATAATTCATTAAAAACAGGTAATTGGATTCATTTTGCAGCAACATATGAAAATCGTGGAAGTGTAGCTGTGGGAGCTGTAGACCATAAACTATTTATGAATGGTGAACTTATAAGAACCACTTCAGAAAATTGGAGTCAAGGTGGTGGTGGAACGAGTGGTATGTTTTTAGGGGCTCGTAATAATGTTGGTGATTACAATAATGGATGGGCTTGTGGTCTTGATGAATTAGCTATTTATGATACAGACAAAGGTACAAGTTTTGCACAAGAAGTGTATAATGCTGGAATTGAGTATGACCATACAGGTGCTGATAATCTTGTAGGGTATTGGAAAATGAATGAAGGTAGTGGAACTACTGTTATTGACCATTCAGGTAATGGTAATAACGGAACATTTGATACAGATGGTACAGGTTTACCAAATTGGGAAGAAATTGGGGGATATAAATAATGAGTTTAGATATTTTAAAAGAAAGATTTGGTGGAAAACTAATAACTTCTCAATATGAAGATAAGATAGAAATAAAAGAAAAAATTATTGAAAAGTTAGAAGAGGAAACAAACAACTTATCTAATCAAGTAGTAAATTTAAAAAAAGAAAAAAATACTTTATTACAAGAATTAAATAAAGCAAGACATTTTGAAGAAGGTGCTTTTTCAATAAAAGAAAAAGATTATATAAATGAACTCGAATCCAAAGAGTTAATGATTAAAGAGGTAGAACAAAAAACAAATTCATTATATAGAGAACTTGATAAAAAAGACGAAAGACTTATTTATAAAAACAAAATAATTGATAACTCTTTGAAAACAATTAAAGAAGCAAAAACTGAAATAAATCGTTTAAATTTAAAATTGCAAAATTCTAAAAATTCTAAAAAAGAGTTACAATTAGAAATTAAAAAAACCTATCAAGATTATATTTTTAAAATGGATAATCTTGAAATTCAGATAAAAGACAAAAATGAACTCATAAATGAACAACAAAATTCATTAGAAAAAGATAACAAAGAATTAAAACAATTAAATAACAAAATTCAAGAATTAAAAGCAAAAAATACCAATAATAAAAAAATAATTAGTGAGTTAGATAATAAATTGCAAAAAAGTGAAAATTCTTTAATTATGGAAAATAATAAATTTGTAAAAGAAATAGATAGTAAAGAAAATACAATATCAGAATTAAAAAGTGAAGTGAACATACTTTCAAATAAAGTCACAGCATTAACTGAAACAGTTCAAGACAAATCTACTTTAGAACAAAGATTACAAGAAGCAGAACAATTTCAAGAGGTGGTTAAAAATAGTAAAAACAATTTTAAATCAATCCCTCAAAAAAAATCTAAAATTTTAAATACAGATAATTTAATATTTAAACTTAAAGAAATTGTAAAACAAAAACAAGGATTAAAACCATTAACTTGGAAACAATGGATGGAAATACCAGAGAGTAATTATTTAAATGAATTAAATCACATAATGGCTAAAAAAATATTTAATGAAAATAATCATCTATTATCACCACAAGATGATAGAGTACATAGAAGAAAAAGTAAATATGACAATCATAGTTTTTTACAAGTTGAACAAACTAAACAATTATTACCATTAACTATTACAAATTTAAAAGGTTATTATTCATCACAAGTTTTATCAAGTGATTTTAGTAATGGTGATGAAGTTCATCGTTGGGAAGATTTAAGTTCTAATCAAAATCATTTAATACAATCTGGTGATGATGACTTGGCTGAATACAATTCTGCAGAAAATAGTCTGTTGTTTAAAAGAAAAGACGAGGCTAATACAAATGACAATTATTTATTCACCAATACAATTGAAGCTAGTTCATTTACAACTTTTTTTGTGGTAAATATGACAACTGATAGTGGAGTTCATATTCATAACTTTTTATTAGATACAGATGATAACGACCAAATCTTTGTTCAATTTGCAGCTGACAATAGAGCATTTTTAAAAGTAGTGGCTAATGATGGAACGAATAATGTAACTTCTCAAATCACTAAAGACGCTGGTGTTGTTCAAGAAGAGAAAAAACTTTTATTAACTTGTAGAAAAAAACCATTCAATAGTGATGATGGATTTGGACAAGTTGAATGGTTTTTAAACACAACATCACTGGGAACAGAAGATGATTACGATGAAAACATAGTTCATAAAATTCAAAGATTAGGTGATGATAGTACATTTACAGGATTTAAAGGACATATGTATGAAATGGCTATTTATGATAGAGCATTAACCGACACAGAATTAGAAAATATTCAAAACTATTTTATAAATAGAGTAGATATAATATCATAGGAATAGATAATGGCAGTTCAACAAATCATAGGAAAGAAAATTACGAAGTTTGATACTTCTAATCCGAATTACCAAGAAAAACCTCAAATTAAAAAAGAGGTGAGTGGTAATGTTAGGGAAGATGAAGATGTCTATGGTGAAAGAAAACATACCTATATACCTGAACCGAATGGTAATTTAAAGATGGAAGAATTAATGGGTAAGATGTTGAACAAGTTAGATAACATACCTGGAAGAAGTCAAACAGGTGTGAAAGCTATTGAGGTTGATATTAAGAAAGAAATTTCAATTGGTAAAGCTGATATGAGTAGTATTAAATCAGAAGAGGTAAAAGGTAAGGTAAATAATAAATTAGACAAACTTAAAAAATTGAGAAGACAAAATGGCCGTTAATAAGATTACAAACAAAGGTGTGGTGAATAGAGAGTTAGTGAATAGAGCTAATGAAGTATCTACTAAAGGAACAACGGTTAGAGGTAATAGAGAAACAACTATTATACCTGGTAATAATTTTGCAGATAATTATTCCATTACTTTAAAAGATGTCGATACTGCGGTTTTGAATCATGTAAAGAATGTAATGAAACCAAGAGTTAGAGAAGCTAATGAGACTTTAAAGATACCTGTGTTCTATGGAAATGAAGAAAGATGGAAAGCGGTTAGAAAAAGAGGAGTATTGAGAGATAAAAATAATTCATTAATACTTCCATTAATAATGTTGAGAAGAACAGAGATTTCAAGAAACGACTTATCAGGACAATCATTTCCACATGATATTAGAAAACAATATGTGGATGTAGTTAGAAATTCAAGGTGGAGTAAAGAAAATCAATATGATAGATTTTCAGTTCAACAAGGAGTTCAACCTGTTTATGAAAACATTACAACTGGAATGCCTAACTATGCTGATGTAACTTATGAATTTGTACTTTGGACAAACTTTATTGAACAAATGAATCCATTAGTGGAATCTTTTGTAGACCAATCTCATACATATTGGGGTGATGGAACAAATAATAAATTTATGTGTACAATTGATAGTGTATCCGATGCATCAGAAATGAATCAAGATGGTGAGAGATTTATAAAATCAACATTTACAGTTACTTCAAAAGCTAGATTATTACCTGAATATCTAAATTCAGTAATTACTAATAAAGTGTCAAATATGAAAAAATTCACAACACCATCAAAAATTACTTTCACACAAGAGGGTGACGCTACAGATAAACAAGTAGGAAAATAAATCACTCGTTTTAAAAATTTATATATATTTATATATGAAACATTAATTAATGGAGGTTATAATGCCAGAAGAAGTAAAATTCACAGAAGATGAACTTAAACAAGTTCAAGACATACAGGCTAATTATGTAAATGTTCAAAACCAATTTGGACAATTAAAAATGGCTCAAATCAGATTAGATAATCAAGAAGTTGAATTAGAAGATTCTTTGAAATCAATTCAAGATGAAGAAAAGAAATTTCTTGATGGAATTACAGATAAGTATGGTCAGGGAACTTTAAATCCTGAAACAGGTGTGTTCACACCAAATAAATCTGAATAATATAAAAAAAAATTATCGTTTGAGGTTTTAATCATATATTTATATATGAATAATACTAATGCGCAAAAATAGTATTTACCTCAAATTAAAAAGTTAACTTAGGAGAAATTCAATGGCCGAAAAAATTATAAGTCCTGGTGTATTTACGAATGAAATAGACCAGTCTTTTTTACCTTCCGCTGTCGCTGATATTGGAGCTGCAATTATCGGACCAACCCTTAAAGGTCCTGCAGGAATCCCAACCGTTGTTACATCTTATTCTGATTTCCAAGCTAAATTTGGAGATGTAGTTACAAGTGGTTCAACAAAATATCAGTTTTTAACATCACATGCAGCTGAAGAATATTTAAAAAATTCAGACACATTAACTGTTGTCAGAATTATGGACGGAACATTTGGACCAGCAACAGCTAGTGTAGATTCATCAACAACTACTGGAACTACATTTGCATCTGCTTCATTAAAATTTGTACATGTTCCAAGTGGTTCAAGTACAGGAACACCAAACGAGATAACAATTGGAAGTGTTGACTTCACATTTGTGTCTTCATCAGTTGGGTTGACATCAACATCAACACAAATATTTGTTCCAACTGCTGGTAGTGATAATACTGGTACATCAACAACATCTTCAGTAATGGAAGCATTTAGAGATGTTATTAACAATAGTTCATCATTACATGGTTTAGCACTTAGTGCTTCACTAAAAACAGATAAAGCTTTAGTGACACTATCAGGTTCATCTGCAGGTGTTGCATCTAACTTGACAATAACTACTGGTTCAGGTGGTGAAGTTGCTGGTTATGTTGCTGCTGGTGGTCAAGCTGATGGTAATACATTTACAGATACAGCTGTAAATGGTAATGGATTTAATACACAAGGTGGTATATCAGGAACTACATCTACAACATCATTTGTTTTAAAAACAATTGCTGATGGTTCAATAATGAATAATGCAGAAGCTACTTCTGGAACAAATAATATTCTAACAAGTGGTTCAATTCACAATATTAGATATGAAGTTTCAAATGTAAATAATTCAAGAGGAACATTTACATTATTGGTTAGAGCAGGTAATGATAATCATAAGAGAAAACAGACTTTAGAGACATATAATAATGTATCTTTAGACCCTAATTCTGTTAATTATATTGGTAGACAAATTGGTGACCAAAGACAGACATTTAGAACAGATGATGGGACTTCTTATTTACAATTAAGTGGTTCATATCCAAATAGGTCTAGATTTGTAACTGTTGAATCTGTTAACAATACAGTTGATTATTTAGATGAAAATGGTGGTGTTAGAGTGGCAGCTGCTTCTGCGTCTTTACCAACTGCTGGTAGTGGTTCACTTAATGGTGGTTTCGGTGGAGGAACAGATGGTAGAAGTGGTTTTGATGCTTTAGGTAATCAAAATGGTGATATAGGTGCTGCTGTTAATTTCTATGAAACTATCACAGACTCAAATTCACAAGGTTTTGATTTATCAGACCTTACAAATGCTGATGGTGGAAGTGCTTATAAAGAAGCATTAGATTTATTAGCTAACCAAGATGAATATGATATTAACTTGATATTAATGCCAGGTGCTATTGATGAAGTTCATAATGCTGTAACAGGTAAAGCTATAGATGTTTGTGAAGATAGAGGTGATACTTTCGCAATTATCGACCCAGTTGCTTATAATTCTACATTAGCTGCAGCTACTGCTAGAGGTGATGCGAGAGATTCAAACTTCGCAGCTATGTACTGGCCGTGGGTTAAAGTACCTGATTCACAAGTTGCTGGAACTCAAAGATGGGTGCCACCATCAACAGTATTAGGTGGAATATATGCATTCAACGATAGAGTTGCTCACCCGTGGTTCGCTCCTGCTGGATTGAATCGTGGTGGAATCACAACTGCTATACAAGCTGAAAGAAAACTAACTCAAGGTAATCGTGATAGTTTATATGATAGTAATATCAATCCAATCGCAACATTCCCTGGACAAGGGGTGACTGTATTTGGACAAAAAACATTACAGAAAAAATCAAGTGCTCTTGATAGAATAAATGTAAGACGATTATTAATCAGAGTTAAGAAGTTTATCGCAAGTTCTTCAAGATTCCTTGTATTTGAACAAAATACAGCGGCTACACGAAGAA